TGAGATTTCGGGAGTGCGGGGGCAGGTTCGCGCTCGGGCTCGTCCTCGAACTCCTTGTCGATGTCCTCTTCTTCCTCTTCCTCTTCCTCTTTCCTCAGGACCGCATCGAGATTCTTGCCGATCTCCGTCTCGCTCCACCGGGGGATCTTGATCTTCGGAGCCTCGATCTTGTCGGCCTTGAGACTGATGTGCCCGATCGTCGGGAGAGAGATCCCGACCTTTCCTGTGACGCTGTTGATTGCCTGAATGAACCCGTTGATCAGGTCGATCATCTGGTTGATCGAGTCCTCGGTCCACTGCACGATGTTCGACCACAGGCCATACACGAAGTCGAGGATCCCCTGCCCGACCCACTCGATCCCGGTGGCGATCGCGTCCCACCCGGCGGCTATTACCCCGGTGAGTGCCTGCATTGCGCCCTTCGTGATGTCCACCAGGGCCTCGCCGGCCTCCTCCCAGTCGCCCGCGAGGATCGACGCAAAGAGCTTCGCGACACCTAACATCGTGTCCAGGACGCCGGAGTAAATCTGCTCGATGTAGGGCCACGCCCACTCAAAGATCGGGACTATGACTTCCCCGATCACCCACTGAATTGCCGCCGCAATGTTCTCCCATGCGGCAATGAAGATCGGACCGTTCTCCTCCCACCAGTCGATAATGTGGGCAAGCCGCCCCTCAAAGAACTCCACTGCGGGCGCCATCTGGTCCTGAAGGGCTGCAACGAACGGCGCTGCGGCTACCTGCGCCTGCACCGCCCAGTCAGCGATCCCCTGTCCGATGTCAGCGAGATGGTCCCCCGCCCCTTCGAGGAAGGG